ATGTCTAAATGATTCTATTTTTAGCTTTTGACCCCCCCTATCCGTGTGTTTTTTGCTAATATTTAGGCAAAAACCCACCTTTTCGGTCAAATTTTGCGTGTGTGTTCGGTCATCTTTCATGCGATTCACGTCCAGATTTGACGTTGTGGCAACGATGACACATCGTTTGTAAGTTGTCCCACGCCAACGAATCACCGCCGCTTTTGATGGGAACGATGTGGTCCACCACTTGGCCAACGCTTTCACATTCGACACACAACGGGTTCCGCTTGATAAACATTCCGCGCAATCTTCGCCATGCGGTTGACTGATAGAATTTATTTCTTTCAATGCGTTGTTTGCTTGACTTGTTTTGACCTTGCAACCACGGCCGTTGTTTTCTCTTTGGTACATTAGGCATCTACAATTTATCTTTTTGTTCTGGTCTGTAATACTTCCGCAAATCGCGGTTGTTATGGTCGCGTTCCACTTGCGTCATTTTAGATTCCCAAAATCCGAAATGGATGTACATATGATTTCGCATTGTGTATTTGTCCACCACATATTTTTCGGACGCTTGGGGAATGTGCAACCCGCGTTCCCTTTTATATTCTTTTGAACACGTTTTGCATTTCGGACGATACCCCGATTTTGTATCGGTCAATCGTGCGAAATGTTTCAATTCCTTTTCTTCCTTACACTTGGTACAAACTTTAGTTTCCAATTCTCTTTTCAATTGCGGTTTTTCTATACTTCTTTATATGAGTGACAACGCCTTCGGCATCTTTGATGAATCGGATGGCGTGTCCAATCATTGCCGTGTCGTTCACTTCTTTCAACAATGGAACCATTTCAGTCAATCGGACGCGCTTGGATTCACCGACATTCATATCGACGAAGATTTGCGCCATCTTGTTTCGTGTTTTCAAATCTGGTTTCATCCCTATAAAATACTAAAATTTTTGTCAATCATATCCGTTCGCCCTTGTTTACGATAACCGAACATTTTGTTGGCTTCCATTTCATTCAACAACTTGGTGGCCGTTCGCTTTGGAACGTTTTCCGTGTCTTGAATGAATTTGATGGCCGCGGTCTTGCTTTTTCCGTGAATCAATGGCAACACCCCGTCCATGTCGTTTGACGTCCACACGCGTTCTTCAATCTTTTGCAACGGCTCTTTTTCAGTCAATTCAATTGAATCATAAGACGTGATGACCATTTCCATTGATGGGAATTCAATGTTTCGTGTGTATTCCGCGACAATATCCGACGCGCTTGGTGTGTTTTCCGATTTAGCCAATGACACGGCGGTTTCTGCCTTTTGTGTCAACAATGCGCCCAGATGTCCTTTGGCGTTTCTGTCGTTCTTATTCTCATGTAATACACACGAAATGTGGCAATCCTTTTCCGATGTCCATTGCAATAACTTGGACGCGATTTCCGTGGCTTCTTCTTCATCGTTCACCCCTTTGGATGTCAAATCAACAATCCCATCAATGACGACATACCCAATATTATCAAACGATTTCATGACGTATTCCGTCAACTTCAAACGCTCTTTATTGGTCAACAATCCGCGGAATCGGTAATGTTTGAAATTTGGAATGTTGACACGCGGGTCCAATCCCGCCATTGTCAAAATCCTTTTTTTCGCACGCGCTGAATGCCAATCGCCCATTTCCGTGTCAATGTAGATGTTCACGCGGTCATCAACGTGTCCACGGATATGATTGGAAATCGTATTGGTCGACACGGCGGCGGCCATCAATGCCGACAAAAAATAACTTTTGCGCGATTTGGCTTTTCCTTGAATCAATGAAAAATTGCCCATCGTCCCGAACACATATTCATCGCCACCAAAATGCAACGTGATGGCTTTGTCTGGTTCTGCAACCTCAACCGATGAATCCACTTCCAACGACTGCAACAACGCCGCCATTTCATCCAATTGTTCGGGCGTGGCGTTCTCGTAATCAAACAACGCGTCGTCCGACACTTTGCGCGATTCATTTGATTCGCCGAATCCTTGGTCGCGCAAATCTTTGATTGCGCTTTTGAAATCACCATTGTGACCCAATACAACAAAACATTGGAATGCGTCGTGTGCCTTTTCCGCTTCGAATTGTGTGGATGTCGTAAACGGGAAAAACAATCCAGAATCTTTAAAGATAACACCAGATGTTTCCGATGTCGTGTCGCCCGTTCGTAACAAATACGTCATTCGTGCGTTTTCCCGAACGATTGTCCATCCGTAATGCAACAAGACGTCCAACGTGGTGTTCGTCGCTCTAAACTCGCCCCACGGCGTTGAATCGTCCGAATCGCTATCCAATACCGAATCCGTCGGTTGATTCTTTATTGGTTCGGGTTGCGGAATGGTGGCGTCCATCATTTTGGCGCACATCCAAATCACGTTCCGTTCGTCGGGGCTGACTTCAACGACGTCGGTGATTTTTCCGAGTATTTTATAACCCTTTGTTGGCCAAACAACGATTTGACCACCCTTTCCGCGTGTTTCGAATATTACTTCGCCTTTGCTATTCTTTGCCAACTTTTCGTTTCCCGCGATTTCCGAACATTTGAAAATCCAATGGAAACCGCCCGATTGCGTTTGTTGAATAATCATTTTATCGATAAGGTCGGGCGCGTTGTCCTCAATCAATTCCTTGAATTCATTGTATTCGTCACCCTCAAAATATTTGGCGTCAATGTCCAAACATTGGATTCCATCGAAACCCATGACCAAGCCAATGCCGTTGGTCTTATCGAAAATGCTTAAATCTTCAATTGGTGTTTCCGCGTGTTGTTGCCATCCTTTCAGCAATGGCCGCTTTGAATTGCGAACCAATGGAATCGGGGAAAATCCGTGGTCGCGATATTTGTGGGCAATCTTTTTGATGTCCATTCGTTTTTTGCTCTTTGTTGTGTGTTATCTAATCAACGCCCAATTGTCACAATTGCGCGAATATCTTTTGGGCGTCAATGTTATTGACTTCCGCCCCTTTAATTCCTTAAAAGGAAAAATGAACCAACGGCGATTCACCACATCGTAACAGATGACAAAATCAACGTTTTGATATTGGTCGAAAATACAAGTGATTTCCGCGTGGTATTTCTTGATGTATGTCGCCGACTTCACTTGAATCGTCACAAAACGATTCCCGCGGAATGCTATCATGTCAACTTCCGATTGATGGACGAAAGGAAAGGCGACGTGCCAATCCCTTTGAATCAATTCCGCCGCACATCGCAATTCCGCCAACGCGCCGTTTTTATGGTTGTCGTGAATCATTTGATTTTCGACAAATAGTCATCGTAGCTTTTCGCGATGAAATACACGCCACCAGAATCGTTGATTTCCTTTTCAATTTCCTTTTGGTCGGCGGATTGTCTATCCTTTCCAATCTTCACCTCAATGCCGTAAAATTTGCCGTCAATGATTCCAATGATGTCGGGAATCCCTTTACGCTGGACGCCCTTCCTATACACCTTGCGTTTGACATCGTACACCGCGCCGTTGTTTATTCGATATGCAACGCCACCGCGGACGTGATACATGTCCCAAATGATTGTTTTGGTCAAATCATTGGCGGTGGTGTCTTTGAATCTTTGTTTTACCAATGCGTGTGGTGGTAACATTGGGTGTTTTTCGGCTTTCAGTTCGTCGGCTAATTTGCCCAACTCTTTTAAATTCTTGGGAATCCAATTCATTGTTGATTCTTTTGTTGGCGGAATGCTCAATCATTCTTGTGATGTGTTCTTTGTCCAATGCTTTGAAATGTTCTTTGGCAAGTGACCAACAAACACGTTCGAAATCATTCAAGTATTTGTCGCTCATATTTTTGAACTTTATTCCAGAATTCCAAATATTTCATTTTGCGCATTTCGATTTCCATTTCAACGTCTGGGTCGTTGCGATGAACTCGGAAAATAAACAATTTTTTTTGAATGCGCGGGTCGAACGAAACGAAATCCATCCATTGCAAAGAATCAATCACAATAAAATAGTGCATAACTTGCGCTTTATATTGTGCGGGAATCTTGTTCATCCTCAAATATTCAACGTGCTTTTTCGTTGATGGACATTTGATTTCCACGCCACCAATCGGGACGTCCTTTTCATAGACCAGCGCGTCGGGACTGATGGCCAAAAAATCATGTTCGTCGTGAATGCAAAAACCGATTTCCCTTGCATCGTTTCCCGTTCTCATTCTGTATTCATCCAACGCCACGGGTTCCATCAAAATGCCGTGTTGCATCGCTTGCGTTGTTGGTGATTCTATAATCTCGCCCGACAATCGTTCGGCGATTAACTCATCGACAAACGTCAAATTGTTTGACTTGAAAATGTTCGCACATCGCGAACCCGTAATGACACCCAAACGCATTTCGAACCATTCGCGTGACCTTTGTTCAACATTCTTGATTTTCATGTTCCTTGATTTATTATTCTGTTCAATTCTTCAATATCGTGCAATTGTGAAATCCTCAAATCATAAGACGCGGCGCGATACGTTAAGACCGCCCCGTTGTCCAAAACTTTCTGTTCACCTTTTGCCATATATGTGGCGTCCTCGAAATACATCTTTTTGGACCGCCATCCGCAAATCGTCGTTTCGTTGTTCAACGTGTTGTGATAACAAAAAACATACATGTGGACGTTGTATGATTTTTGCGTTGCCGCTATGTTGACTTGATAATGTGGGCGAACCGCTGAACGTGATGAAATCGTTTTCACGTCAATGGTCATTCCATTACTTGCGATAATATCCACGCCGTCGTCAAACCCTTCTTTGCTTCGATATTCTTCGACATCGATTCCAAGATATTGGCGGACGACATATTCACCCAACAAACCAATGTATTGGTCTTTTCGTGACCCGTCAAACCGACCGCGGTTCGCAAGACTATGACGCCCCAAATATTTCCAAATCCGTGCGCGTTGTTCTTCTGGCACAATCATGGAAATCATGCGTGATGTTTTTTGCGGTGTTCTTCGAATAGTCGTTCACCAACCGCGCCCAATAAAACTTTGGCGGACATGATGCGTTTCCGTTCTTCCATTCCTTGACGCCATTTTGAATGGTCGTCGCTTCGTTCGAAATGCCAATCGTGTTGTTCCAGCATTTGAATGAATTTTTCTTTTGTCATTGTTCAATCTTTTTCGATTCCGTTTTCTTTCAAATCACGATAACACAATTCAATCATGGTCATCGTTTTATTTGGGCAATTGCAATTCATTTCAAATTGATTGTCGGGTGTGCGTAAACATAAAGTAAAGCCAACACACTCAATGCAAACATCGCTATCGTAAACGCTAAAAGGTAAAAAAGAATCTTTGTGGCTTTCTCTTGCTCATTCATCTCTCTTTGGTTTTAAAGGTTTCTATCTTTTCAAGTGTCTCCTTTAGTATTGCATTCCAAGCAAACTTATCCTTGTCAGCGTTCCAAAGTTTCTCATACATCTCAAATAGTATCTCTCTCATCTCTCTTTGGTTTAAAGGTTTCGTTGTAGTATTGTTCTGCATCTTCTTGGTGTCTATTGGGGTCAACGGGGATAAATTCCATACCTGCAATGTTAGCAGCAATAATCTGCTCCTTCTCCATTTCTTTGGCTTTATTAACCGCTATTTTAAACTTATCCCATTCGCTTGGATACATTTCGGGTAGGATATTATCTAATTCTTGGTATAACCAGTCTACTGCTGTCTGTTTCATCTCTCTTTGGTGTTAAAGGTTTGACAACTTATCCAACGCATCCCCAAAATCAACACCAGCGATTTGGCGTTCGGGTTCGCGGTGTTCATCGACCACCATTTTGATGGCGACCAATTCTTCCAACGACAAATTCAAAATCATTTCCACTTGACCTTGAATCGTCGTCATCAATTCTTCATCCGTGGAATCCAACGCGCCCAATGGACCGCGAATCGCCCGTTCGATTTCCTTTTCCAACCGCCCCATCATTTTTTTGATGTTCTGGCGATACAATCGTGTTCCCTTCATCGTGTCCATTTGTTCCAATGTCGCTTGATACAAGGCCACCAACTTGATGGCCTCTTTGAATGTTGTGAATCGTTCCATTTCTCTAAAATTTCAACCACCTTTTGCGGCGTTGGTATTTCCTAATCAATCGTGCGTTGTTGTTCAATAGGTTCACAACGTCGTCGTTCCATTGCGTCGCGCTGGCCACCAACATCGTGTTCAATGAATCCCATTGCAATTCAACGATGTATCGGTCCACAAACATTTTGTGACGCCTCTTTCTTATTATCCTTTTAAACATAGGCGTCCAACTTTTCACGCAACGATTGGTTTTCACGTTGCAGTTCACCGACTTGTTCCGTTAATTCGTGAATCTGTTCTTTTCGCAACTCGCGTTCCTTCTTCGCGTGTCTTGCGCGGTCATCATATTCCGCCAACACTTCCATCAATCGTTCGTAAATTTCAACGTATTGCGGCAACAACATGAATGAATCGTGATTCTTGAAATGGTGCAAAATGGTGGCGTGGTTCTTTTCGAAGAATTGGCCAATTTGCGTCGCGGAATAATATCCGCGACACACATTGAACAACGCCGCCCGTGGAATGACGACGGCCTCTTTTCTGGTCTTTTCCATTGCGTTGACATTGTATTCGTCGCGCAACACCTTGACCATTTCTTCCATCATCATAATTGGTCTAACGTTCATAACTCAAAAATTAAAATGGTAAATCGTCGTCATCGTTATCGTCAAACGCTTGCGACGCCGTGGCCACTTGCGGTTTGTTTGATGCAACCGATTTGGTTTGTTCGTCCGTCAATTCGGGTAAATCTGGCAACCCTTCAAACAAGGCGTCGGAATCGGTCACGGCGTATTCAACCAAATTGGTGATGACGAACGCCGACAACCAGATGGACAAACCTTTTTTCCCTTTGTGTTCCCATTTCTTAATCCACACGTTGGCGCGAATCTCACTTCCGTCACCAATCAATCCGTCGAACGATTGGCGGTTGGCCAAATACGCTTTTGGGATGTTGATGGACTTAATCTTCACGACGGGAACGTCGTGTTTGAAATTTCCTTGCGGGTCTTTGGCACGAACGTGGTCCAAGATTCCAAGGTCGGTCAATTGCTTGATGGACGCTTCGTCCAACTCAAGGTCGCAACCATACTTTTCCGACATCTGGTCGGGTCCCGATTCATTGGTCATTCGGGCATACTTCACGGAACCCGACAAAATGGTTCCGTGTCCTTTTGCAAAATCTACTTTTGCCATAATTAAAAAAATGTTATTGACGCCATCATTGTTGTGTTGATTCGGGGCGTCGTTCCGAATCTTTATTGATATTGAATTGGCAAATCTGGCGTCGTGATGTGGTTGATTGCAGAAAGCAATCCAGCCATCAAAACGAAAACCATCAATGTCACAATTGTCAAAACGATTGGGGGGTAGTTTTTAAGAATCCACTTTTTCATTTGCTCTTTGTTTTATACCACCAAATCCCCGCATTTGTTTCAGTGCGGGGCGGTGGTGGTTGTGGGATTATTTGTTTTCTATTATTTCCAATGCTTCTTTGTAGCTGATGAAGATTCCGCGTTCCTCTAACATCATCATTTCCAATCTTGCTAAATGGTGCTTTGCTGATTCTGTGTTGAATTGTCTTGTTGTTTTCATGTTGTCTTTGTTTGTTTACGCTAATATAGAACGAATAATTCAAATACACAATATGTGAACAAAAATAATTGTGAATAATTGCATTAATAATCCATCACGCCAAATCTTGACATTCGTTCATAAAAATTTTAATTTGGCTAAGTGGCTTTGCCCCTCGGGGCGGGGGCAGAACACATAGCAAATTAAAGAATAAATTTTTTCATAAAAAACAATCGTTTCTCTTGCTCTTAACGAATTGTTGTGTGAAAACCCAGACGAACCCATTTGGAACGTTTGGGTTTTTTTAATGGCATAAAAAAAGGGAACCCGATGGATTCCCCTTGTTTTGATTCTGGTCTTTTTTAAATAGATATTGAAGAAGATAAAATTTGACCACCTGTTTTTAAAATCAATTCAAGGTTTGATTTTGCAATGATTAGTTGTTGCAACTGAATCATCATCAATTCCTTTTCTTCGTTCCAATCTTGTCTACAATCAAATTGGACATCTTCAATCCAAATTGACAATTGTTCGATTGTTTGTGTTAAAGTTAAATCTTCCATGTCTTATTGTTTTTGTTATTACTGGTGTAAACATACAACAAATATTTGAATTCACAAATTGTGGACAAAGTTTTTTAATACCACGAAAAAGGGACGTCCAAAAGAACGCCCCCACAACAACAAAACAATCGGTCGCCCGATTGTACGTTTTGCGCTATTTCGTCAACCTCATCGCCCACATGATGACCAGAATGGACACCACCAACCAAAGAATCGTCATGGTCTTGCGATACCATTCGGGACCTTTTTGTTCTTTATAGATGATTCGGTCCACCTCTATTTCATCCACAAAACGGATGGTGTCGGGTGGGCAAATCACATCAATGCGAATGGTGTCATGTATCTTTTGAACGCGAACGACCGCATCATTTCTTTTGATTTCACGAACGATTGTGTCCCGAACGACCAAGGTGTCCGTCAATCTTATTTCGTCCGTCACGAACGTTGTGTCGACTTTCACAATCGTGTCGTTCATGATTGTTGGGTCTTTTGCAATCGCACGTTTTAGGTGCCACGATGCACCACACGATTGAAGAACCGCGGCGGTGATTACGACCCACACGAATCGCATTCGTCGGGATTTTGGATGTTGCAATTTGGTTGTTCGTCGTTTTCTAAATCTTCAACCCATTGGTCGAAATCGGTTTTTGAATCTGCCATTTACTTTTTGATTTTCTTTTGTTCGTTCATAATATACCAGCGTTGTAAGGTATAGCCAATGGACGCCAATAGCAAAAGAATTTTCAATGTGGCTTCAATGTTTGTGAATGTGACCGCCATGGTCAACGTGTTGATGGTGTACAATTTTAGGTCGGGAAATGACATGGGTTATTTTTTAGAGGGTGAAAACTTTTCCAACCCCGCGATTCCAAACGAACCCAATGTCACGATGACAAATGAATTGTAAATGAAATCATTGATTGAAATGTTGGTGATGACGTCAAGTAACATGACCAACACCATGACCGCAAAAGAAAGAAAACCAATGATTGTTTTTTCGTTCCAATCGTTGTCGTTCTTGAATATCTGGACAAATCGTTTCATTTATTCTTCCGCTTTGGGTGTTGATTTGGATTTCTTTGGTGTGGCTTTCTTCGCCTTAATCTTTGGAACGCCGAATTCCTTTTGAACGTCGAACGATGGACACGCCTTGTTTGCGAACTCATTGTGTCCGTGGACGGACGCGTCGGGATATTGTTCGACCAAACCACCAATGATGGTGTTCAGCGTTTCCCGTTGCGCTTGCGTGCGGGTGTCTTTTGGATTCTTGTTTTTATCAATACCGCCAACGTAGCAAACGTGAATTGAATGTTCGTTGTGTCCTTTGACGCCCGCGCCCATCTGTTCCATCGGTCGCGCTGGTCTTAATAATCCGTCCAACTCAATCACAAAGTGATAACCAATGTTTCGCCATCCACGCCCTTTGACGTGCCATGATTTTATCGTTTCCATTTTTATGTCGCGACCTTCTGGTGTCGCGGAACAATGGATGAATATTTTGTTAATCTTTCTCATTTTACAAAGTGTTTATGTAGGTGTTCACGGCGGTCACAAAATTGGACCATTCCGTTGCACTCAAATGACCGCCGACCCACGCCATTCCAATGCGCCCCGATTTGAATGTGGTGTCGAACTTGTTCAAAACAAAATTCCCCGTTTGATTCACAACAACGGAATCCGCCGCCATTGCTGACGAATAGCTTCCATCCGACGACAATCCGTAAAATTCGGACGCATCGCCACGCGTCAATCCAATCAATCCCGTCCCCGATGTTGAAATTGCCGTTGTTGTTGTTGGCGCGGCGGAATTGATTCGGTTGTTGTCCGATGCTGAATTTTTAAATATTCGGATTCTCGTTTCTTGCGAAATCGGGTAATTGTTCGCGGCGGTGTCGATGTCGTCCCATGAGTACACACCAAACGACGCATCGTCGCGCGTGTATTTTGTGACGCTTGAATCTGTCGGGTCGATGTTCAGGTCAACATAGGATGACGAACCATTCCCGTTGAACCCAATGTCGCTGGTGAACGTTGGGGATGTTGTCACGTCCGCTTTGAATGCTGACGGATTCTTCCAATTGTATGTCGCAAAATCCGACCCGCCGTCGTTGGCGAAACACCAAAACGCGTCGAACTTATCCATGACACCGATTGAAACCAATGAACCGAACAATGTCCGTTGATTGGCTTGTTGGCCTTCCGTCGGCAATGCGACGCCGTCCGCGGTCGCTTGGGTCAATACGTCTTGATACTTGGAACCACCGCCCACCATCAACAAGAAATTCAAATATTGTTCGTTCGTCATGCCGTCGCCGTTTGTGTGTTAAAATATGAAATCATTTGCGCGGTTTAAATCACGAAACGATTTCAATGGATTGTTCACCATAGATTACAACCAACGCATCTTTCACGGCGTCGATGAATAAAAATTCCGCCGTCTTATTTTTGTAATGAGACACGGATAATTCCAGACCGCTGAACACGGGGTTGAAATCCGCCGCACCGCTGACGGGTGACAAATTGTTTTGAAACGCTTCTTCGCTTGCGAATAAAAATGTCGCCACTTGCGCTGGAATCGTTTCGTCAATTTCACTTTTTACATCTGCGTAACCTTCAGCAATGGTCACCACGCTACCGCTTGGAATTGTTAAACCGCTCGAAAGGTTAACCGATGAGTTGATTTTGATATACATATTTTCTAGTTATTAAAATAGATTGTTCCAAGAACTACCATCGTAGCATTGTAGTTTGTTTGTTGATGTGTCGTAAATTATTAAACCACTTGCAGGTTCTTCTATTGCTTCCACTTGCGTTGTAGTCATTCTTGGCGGTAGGAATCCTTGTGTTGTGGATTTAACCTCTAATTTGGCAGACGAATTCGCCGTGTCAAATGCTGAACTTGTATAAATAGCATTTCCAACAAAAGTGAACGCACGATTGTTATTATTAGGTGTGAATCTTGTTGCGCTTGATGTTGCTTGGATTCTAAACCTTTGTTGACCATTACTTGAATTCATCTGAAAACCAGTAACCCCCGAAGATGCATCAAGAATCAATGTGTTAGATGCACCAAATGATTTCAAAGTAATACCGCCATTATCGGTGACTTTTAACATATCGTTAGCGTCACTATTTTGAACTAACAATGATGTCGTGCCACTTGTTGCCCCTTCCCCTTTTATATGTACCCTCGCAGTTAGTGTGGTTTCGCCAAGACCTAACCGCTTGTTCGTATTGTCCCAATTGAACAAAGAGTCCGCACCAAACGCCCCCGAATCATTGAACTGAATTTGTGTGTTGCTACCCGCTGGTGATGCTGAAACACTTACGTCACCGCTACCCAAAAGCGATGAACCATTGATTGTTTTGATGTTCGTTCCGCTGACCAATGTTTCTTGAACCACAACGTCACCACTACCCAAAAGCGATGAACTATTGATTGTTTTGATGTTTGTTCCGCTGACTAAAGTGGCTTGTTTGCCGTCAATTTCCGTTTCGATGTTTGTGATGTTACCAACACCGACCGCCGCCGTTGATAATTTCAACGGACTATCATTCCCTAATCCGTCGGAAATCGTTTTCAATGTTGCCGTCAATGCGCTATTGTCACCAACCTTGATGAGCGCGTCGAATGTTGTGGCGGGTGTTTGCCCGCTTAGTGTTGTTCCCATGTCAATCCCAATTTTGTGATGTTATCGCTTCCCATGTTGACGCCGTGATGTTCTGCCATTGTGTTGTACTAAATACAAAACCAACACCATCGCCAAAAGATAAGGCAACCGACGGAACGGATTCCAGCGTCATCCCTTGCGTTGATATGGTCGGCAATGTC